AGGGTTTGACCTGCTTTGTAGTCCTCTGAGAGCAATAGCGTACCCTTCCAATCAGGTGAACGCTCATTCGTTTTCTTTTCGTTCTGAAACAGAACGCCTTTACCCATCTGGGCTATATGACCATTAGCCATTGTTGATTTCCTTCCTAAGTTGAGTGAGTTTTGATAAGAACTTCGCTGTAGTATTGCCGTCAAATGTTTTTGTATAGGATTCATTGACATCTCTAAACGCCTTTATCTTGGAGAACTTTTCCTCTGGTGTCATCTTGGATGATTCATGGATCTTGGCGTGCATCTCTGCAAACCCATCAATCCAATCAGACTGGCAAACATAGTGCGCATAAGGTAGATCTTGCCCTGGCACATACATAGGTAATGCCATATCAGGAATGTCATCAGGAATAGCGGACAAGTCCACTACGCTAGGAATGACTGAACCCATGTCCTTTAATATTTGAGGCTTGGAGGTCGGGCTTTCAAAGTTTTCAACCTCATCGGGGCTGTAGAACCCTGTAACAGATCCTGGGAAAACTGATCTAATCCCCTCTGAAATACAACGGCTTCGTAACATCGCTCTGGGGAACTTTTGCCATCCAGATCCAGCCTTAACAAGACCGATTTTAGTTGCTTGCTCGATAGTCCATGTAACCGCAAGCTCACCCCCGTTGGGATGTGAAAAAACTCCCGTAACTTTGTCATCTGCATAATCCTTCCATTGAACTTTGCCACCTGCATTTTGAAAACGGGCAAGCATCGCATCAGCCTTCAATGCTGGTCTGCCTTGAATAATATGAAAGTCACGAGCTGCTGTTGCAGGATGTAAACCTTCCGCCTGTGCTACCGCCATCAACGCTAATACGCTGTTGGTATCCTTCATTCCAAACAGACCAGACTTGGCTATTGCTTGTGCCATCTGCTCCATCTCGTTAAAACTGACTAAGTTAGACATGGATCATCTCCGCTAATGTAATTACTGTATCAATGACTGAGCTGGCAGCCATAACCCATACTGCTATATCAATTGAGTTCATTTGACTAAAAATCTCCTCGCTCCTGGCTGATCTACGACAAACTGTTCATAGATGTCAGGCATAGCTTGTTGAAATAAGGTGGATGAGAACCGCTTAGAGCTTTTAGAGGACTTCCAAGTGACTAAGGTAGTGCCATCTACTGCCCTGATCTCTTGCTTATCTTCCATGAGGTTACGAACCTTTAGCTCTATATCTTGTTCAGCAACCTCAAGATTCTTAATCTGATTCTTAATATCCTTAAGGTAAGTGACAGCCATCTCAACCTGTTGCGTAGCCGTAATGACACCTTCAACGCTTTCAGGGAACATGATCTTAGTTTGTTCAATGGTTTCGGCTGGTGGTAAGTTTCCTGATTGGCAATACCCCCAGACCTGCGCCATTTTCTTGATGAGGTCATCTTTTTCCTGATCTGATATGAAGAACTCGAATGTATGAAACTCTTGACCACCAAATAGAACAGCCAGGTAGATCCGATTAACATTGTGGCAAGCAGCTTCGTGGACAAGTTGGGCATAATCAGCATCAGGAATCCGATTAGATTCAGGATCAAACTTAGAGCGAACTGCTGCGTTGTAGTTTTTAGCCTCAACAAGCACGCCACCATCAGCACTGACGAAATCAAAATGAGATTTAAACCAAGGTTGTGTTGGGTGTGTAAGAGCATAGTCAGCATCCTTTAATTCAATTTGTAGCTTGCTTTGAGCGAGCTTACCAATGATTGGCTGCATAACATGACCCATCTGCACCGCCTCAATTCCTGATAGGTCTTTAAGCTCTTTCTTACCCTGTTTTTCAAGGATGACATCTACCATCTTGCCATTGGCTACCTTACGGCTATCACCTGACCAAATAGCGCTCTTACGCACCTCTGGTGCAAAATCCGCTTGATCGTTCATTCTGTGATCTCCATGATTGTTTTGATGATTTCACGATAGGATTCAATCTTGCCGTCTAATTGACCAAGCTCATCTCGCAATACTTCACAAGTATTTTTATGATCGTTCACATCATCTTGGAGCTGCGCAATAATGTCATCTTGACGGGCTATCAGGTTTTTTAAGCGATCTAACTCTGCATCATTAGCCATATCATTTAACTTCTTAAATGACACTACATCCCCAATCTTGGGTTTATTTTTACTGCCTACTGGTCTGCCAGCTTTTTTGTTTGTTGTCATGATTAACTCCATTAGTTAGGTTATCTACCAAAAGGAATGGTAGAGAGGTCATCTAATTCCTCACCTAAATACTTGAGGGATCGGATCGGGGTAAAGAATTGCGCAAGTAACCCGCAGCCATTAGCTACTTGGTACTCTCTCTCAATTCTTGCGTAGTAATACTTGGGGTTTCCCGTTACGGGATCAGTGTGAGAGGTGCGTAGGCAATAGCCTGTGCCCTCCTGGTATTGCGTGCAATCCTTGCATAGGTGCATGATTATTCCTTATTAAATAGTTAGGGTTTAGTTACTACAGATAGAACATTACTACATTACAACGATTAGTGCAATTTATTTGTTATCTGTTGTTTTTTCCTCCACTGGTAAAGATGGATCATGTATTACTACTGTGCCATTGGCATCAATGTAATAAAGATCTCCCAGCTCCTTAGCTTTGATGAGGTTACGGGTCTGTACCCTGGCATTCATCTGCATCCATTTTGCTGCATCATCATCTGCTTTACTCATAAAATCCCCCATTGTTGTGCCATAGCATCTGCTATTCCTTGAAATGTTGTGTTTCTCATCTTTTCCCTTTCTTTTGGTTGTAAACAACTACTGTCGTAATACCATTGCGACATCCTTTTACCGCTTTTAGCTACCCAGATTGTTCCTTTATCTACAATGTTTGTAGGTTCAAGCAAAGGCAATCCCTTTAACCATAAGCAAGTAGATTTTGTAACGCTATGCCCGTATTCCCATGGTTGAATGATCTGGTCAGGCTTTCTCCAAATGCTGCTCATAATCCCTATAGGGTTCTCAATAGCGTACCTTGGTATATCTGCCCTAGCTAATGCCATAAAAAAATCAATGCCTTGCTGTTGCCTTCCATCTGCTCGCTTTTTAGCAAAATGCCTAGCACCTGATACCGCTAAATGAGTACAAGGCGGGTGAGCAATCATCAAATCCCACCCCCCCCCAATGATGTCCATAACATCACCTTGATAGTGTGGTCCTGGTTTATCAGTTGGCATAAGATCGCAAGATAAAGCGGTATGACCTGCTTTTATAAACGCATCTCTGACTACACCAGAAAATTCACAAGCTACTAAAACACGCATCTATTGCACTCCCTTAAAAAGTATGTTTTAATCCGATTAAGTTTGTTTTAGTGGTGGTTTTGTGGCTGTCATCGGCTGGTTACCTTTGACAATTCAAAGCCTCCTGTACAAAATCACCTCTAAAGCAAACTACACGGGGGCATGACCCACCCCTCCCGCATGGTGTATCGCCAAAGGGAATAAACATAGTGGCTAGTATCTGGGGGACTCTTACAGGACCGCACCCCTTTAGTTAAGCACTTAGATAAACGATAGATACTCTCTTTTTTGAGATCACCCGCTAAGCGGGTTAGGTGCTTAGCTCTTGGGGTTCGATGGGGTCTTGGGGTTCTCACAATGCCAATAACACCACGATAAGCAGCAAACCACCAGTAACCGATAAACAGTCAATTAACTGATCTTTACTGATGATCCCTTGCACACGCATGAGGGAATATTTCTTCTTTATAAAGATTTTGCGTTGAATAGTATAAATATCATTATTTCTCATAAATACCTCGAAAATTAGTAAAACGATTTAAAAGCGATATAAGGCGTTATTTAAGGGCAGGTGATACCTGAGTATCATCTAACCCCTAAAAGTGCCTAGAATAGTGATCCTGACTTGTTTACTGACATCCAGGCGTTAAACGATAAGGCGGTTATGCCTTGTTTAGCGCATAAATAGCGGTAAGCGCTATATTTATCCTGTTTGCTCATTGTTTAATCTTTCGCAAAACTTGCTACAAAAACAAAATCAGGGTGAATTGCTTTAGCCCCTGCAATTGCTTCTCTACAGGTTTTATAAGCATTAGTTGACCAGGCGTAGCGCAATTCGCCCTGTCTTTTGTAGTAAACATGAATCTTTCTTTTATAAACTTTAAACATACATCCTCCAATTAGTTAGGTTTTGAC